GCCTTCAATCGGGATCTCAGCGGCTTGTGCTGGTTTAGCTATGATTAAAAACAGCGCGTATAGAAAAAGCGCAGCGCCAATGGTTACAGCAGTCGCTGATACCGCAAACGCAAACTTTTCAAATTTTGTTTCTTTCATTTGTTCTTCTCCTTTATTTGCCATTCAAGTTCTTCAAGCAAATCTTCAATGGATTCACCGTGGCCAGTCGCAAAGCCTTGGGAAATCATCCATGCAGCAATTTTTTCAACCACTTCTTGTTCGCTCATCGGTATTGCTTCCCAACCATCTGGTTGTGTAGTCGGTCATTCGCCATTGAGCGGAATGCCCGCTTGTTGTCCTTGATTTCACCACCTTGGAGTATTACGGTTTCCTTATACACTCCGCCCGGAATGGTAGTTGCATAATAATTAGTCAATGTTACGGGATTCATCTGGGCAAGCATACCTGTTTGACCTACTGCCATCTCCAAACCGCTCTGGAGGGCTGCTAGGGCCTTCTCCATGTCCTTATCCTCCTCATCCTTATCGTCCTTCTTCGCCTCGTCCTCATCCGTCTCAGGGCGTTCTGTAGGCTCTGTAGCAGTCAGTACAGCAGGATCTTCAAGGGCGTTGTAGGTGTAGACCGGCAGGTTAGGGAGAACAGGCTCAGGCTCGATGTAGCGGTAGGTGTAGACCACCTGCGGATCTTCTACGCTACCCACTCCCGTTGTGACGATCTCTCCGTCGCCCCAGTAACGGATGGGGCTATATCCAACCGGTACGAGTTTGTTGATGGTTTGACCAGACTTGCCCGACCAATCATCCGTCTCCCGGAATATATATCCACCGTCAATGGCGTTTTCATTCTGGATGGTGACGGTGAATGGGTCTGGTCGGTCTTTGACTGCTGTGTACCTGTAGATGACGCCTGAGATGTCGAGTCCCGGAACTGGAGCCACTCCAAGTACAGGTTCAGACATAGCCCAAGAACTACCCCCAGCAGCAGCGTTATTGCTGTAGCCATATATGGGATCAGAAGAAGAGCAGGCTGCCGAATAAGCCACCAATAATGCCAAGAGCCTTGAGCCTCTTACTTTCGACATCATCTGCATTCTCCTCTTCAGGGGTTTTGTCGGTGTGCATCTTCCACGCCAGCTTGGCTTCCTCGCCAATCTTGCCGTCGTATGGGCATGGCGTTCCGGCCTGCATCATCGCATCGAATACCTTTTGGTCTTGGCACATCACCGATACGGCTGCTACCTTCATGCCCATGTCATACAGGGTTTTGGCGTTCTTGAGGCGGATACAGTTTTCTTCGGTGAAGGTACTGCCGACAGAGATGCCCAAAATCTGGGTCTGAACGGCTCCAGAGGCTCCAACAGTACAGAGGTCATTGCCATTGCCTGCCGAGAATTGTGGGGCTATAGCGGACGGTGGAGGCGATTTGACGGTAGTGGTCTGTTCGCCCTTGGTGGTGACAGTCTGCTCTGAGACGATGGGTTCAGCGAGGATGTTCGTGGAATAGGCGATGAGGCCACCCAAGAGCAGCCCCACTACCAACCATCCTACTTGTTCAACTGGGTGTTTCACGCAGACCGGACCTTGTTGGCGGAAAGCTGTAATGGAATCAGCGTCATCGTAGAGACTCCAAATTACTCAACAAACTCAATCCAGCCGTTGATAATGTATTTATCACCAGACAGTGGTGGATTCCCGCGATGCGTATGGGTAAATCCGGATGGGCATATCATAATTGTTCCTTGTTTTGGCGCAATCCTTCGCGATTGATACAAAAACTCGGTCTCTCCGCCTTCTTCAACATCGTTTAGATAAGCAATCACTAATAAAGCACGGCTGCCAGACTGCCTACAGGCGTGTTCGCAATGCCATACATGGTAGCCTCCGGACGGAGAGATTTTCTGAACTTTGACATTCATGTAGAACTGATGTTTAGCAAGTGATTGCAAAACGCCGTATTTTTTCGCGTACTGTTGATAGCACGCCCAAGACGCACTTACAAAATTGTTTACCCACGAATTTGCAATACTAAAATCAAACCCATCGCCTATCCGATCTGGGCGCACAAAAAAGTATTCGTTGTCCTTATGTATTTTTGCTGCGCCTTCTTCTTCTTGACGATTTATCAATTTGCCAAGATCACTCATTTGGTTATAGCCGGCAATAATGTCTTGGCACGATTTTTCTGACAAAGCGTTGGGAAACACACCGATGAAATCTTTTATGTCAGTCATAAATACTTGTCCGATATTGAGGAAAAATTCTGCTTCACCCATTCAAGTAGGCTTAAATTGCATTATATGAACCAAGTGATAATACTGTACCGCGTGCCTTTGGTCACAGGCATGATTTCGTGAGGGTACATGAAGTTTGAAGGGAAAAGAACTGCTCCGCCCTTTGGGGCTTTGATAACCAATTCGCGGTCAAAAAACCCAAATTCTCCGCCTTCGTAATCATCGTTCAGGGCAAACGAGCAGGATACGGCGCGAGGGCGAGCCTTGAATGAGTCCACATGCTGCGTGTAAAACTGCCCTGTTTCGTAGCGGAGCAGTTCGTACCCAGAATCTTCTTCAATGCGGCAGTGTTCAAATTTTGTGTTGTACGCTTGGATAGCTTTAGCAGCCCCAGCAAAAACATCTGCATCCAGTTCTTTACGGAGTTCCAAATTTTTATTAAGCACAAAATCTGCGGACATTTGAATTGTCTGAGCGCTGCGAATATCTAGCCGCGCTTCTCCGCCACCCACGACCGTCTGCTGCCACTCGCCAGAATTAGCGTACTCTTCAAGGATCTTGTCGCACACAGAATGCGGAAGAACATCTTCAAGCACGATGATGTAGTCTTTCAACTCTGCAAATTTCATTTACTAAACCCAAGCGGACACTTGCCGCGACTTTTAATTTTTTTTAGTTTGTAATAACTTTTAGTAAAACTTATTTTTGGAGAAGTGCTTAATCTTATATTTCTTTCTTCTTCTATTGTTACTAAATGATATTTAAGTTTTACTTTTCTTTCAGTCATTGGGGTTATGCTGCCTATCGGCATCCCAAAATCAAACATAAAATTATTTGGTTCTATACCTCTTTTAAAAAGTATATTTATATTTAAACTAGACTGGTATTTAAAATTAATAATTCCGGGCAGGATCACAATTCCATCTTGTTCGTTTATACCAATACCATTATAAACTGGCTGTGAAAAATAAAAATTACATTTATCTTTTGACCTTAACGCCCAAGGATTTTCTAGTTTCAGGTGTTGATAATCCGCGGTCAAAAAATCACCCCATTGTTCTTTATTATGTGAAATTGCTATTGACGTTTCATCAGCAAATTGCCAGATATATTGTTCAGAACCAGCGGCTCCAATTTCTACGCTCAAATCTGACCACATCGGAAAACAAAAAGAATTTGAAAAAAGGTCAATAAAACCAGCACATCCTTTCATGTTTACTTCGTTTGCATTTAACTCCTTCCACCATTTTGGAAAAAAGTTAGTCGCTTTGTCTGGTTTTGCAAATTCAAAAACATCTGGCCTAGACGTAAAACAATCTACAATTACTGGCTGTTTCTTTATAAAAAACATTTTTATTGTTGCCTATCAAAAAGAACATCTTCAAGTACGATGATGTAATCTTTTAGGTTTTGGGATTGCATTTACTTAAAACTCTTCTGTTTGTGAAACAACTTCTTATACCCGCGCTCTATAAATAAACGCACCGGGTTTTGTTTTTGTTCCAAGTATTTGATTTCATGTTCCCAGTTTTCGCGCTTGAATGGAAACACTACCATCATTGGATCACCGGCCTTCAAAGTAAAAGTTTCTTCACTAAGAACAACGCTTGGGAAGTTTACAGGTGCCGGATAAGTATCCGTGTCAACGACACCCGGAAAGAAGCGAATACGCTCTTCAAGAAAAAACTCTGGTTGGTAAAAATAGCATGAATACCCCGGAGGTGTACGCACAGTCCACGGGTGCGTTATCTTAAAATACACGTTTTTCTTTTTGTTCATGTGTACAGGGCATTGGGCATGGCCGTGCGGCGCACATTCGACCGTTTCAGAAGTTGCCCACCATCCTTGTTCATCGCCAACCTGTTCCGGCGTAACCATGATGTCGGCTGGGTAACGCAATATGTAGCCCTGCCCTATGTAGTCTTGCACCGGAACACAGGCTTTGATCGTTTCATTTTGATGTGTTTTTCCAGTTTGCTGAATCTCCTTGGCGTCTAGCTTGTGATTATTGATGTACCGTGGAAGATCCTTGTACCAATCTGGACGCAACTTGCTGGCTGGTAGCGGAGGAAAATACTCCATTACCATTTCATCAAAGCACAGAAACTCAATTTTCATTGTTGTCGATCAAAAAAAGCCCATGCGTTATCGCCATAAGAGCGAACATAGTGCATAAAAACTTGAACATGATGACTTCCTGTGTACGGGCCGCGCCAGTGGTCTGCGATGCACCCAAGGTACAACATAGCGTCGCCGGGGTTCTGCTCTAAGCAGACTTCTTCGCCGTTTGGCTTCTGGATGCAGATCGGCCACGGATCTGATTTAGCAAGATTGAGCGTAAGGCTTACCTCGCAAGCTGGGCGGTCTCGATGTCTTGGAAGATTATGATTTGAACTACGATATATACGCCCATACGTATATGTTGGTAATAGTTCTTCTCCCGCGAGTTCAGTAACGTGCGAAATTTTTTCAACTAACAAACGAACAAACGGTAAATAATTATGAACAGACCCATCAGAAGTGACAAAGTCCGTTGGGTCTAGGATGTGAAAACATTCATTCTCAAATTTTGCGGTGAGATGCGCAGCGCGCTCCGGGGTGATGAATCCCGGAACATGGATGTAGTTGTTGTCAAGTAATTGCTGGTTCACTTGCGGAGAACCATAAATTTTTACGGGGCTTGTTCAGCCTCCGCCGCTGCCGCTGTTGCTGCCGCTGCCGCTGCCGCTGCCGCTTCTTCAGCCGCGATGCGCGCTGCGTCTGCTTCATCCCACTTCGCTACACAGGAGTTTGCCCAATCTGGGAGCGCGGTAATTTCTTCGTTTTCACGTGTGTCAGTGAACTCGATATGCCCAGCAGAACCGTCCCACTGAAGCGCATGCACGTCAGCAGGGATTCCGCAGCTAGACAAGTCGAGGTCAAGATAGTTGCCAGCGTCGCGGTAAACAGCGCCGTCAGCGGGAAGGATCGTCAGTCTAGCCATCATCTTTCTCCAAAAGAACTTGCTTTAGTGGCGGTGGGTCTTTAAGCGCTGCGGCCAACATTAGCTTCTGCGCAGCGTCGTTAGATTTTACCATTTCGTTTCGGAACGACTCTACAGCCGCTCCAGTTTGGCGTTGCTGACCTGAATTTTCAACAAGCAGCATTGGAAGCCAAGAAATCGCGCACTGATATTCGTCAACTTGATTTCCAGTGTTTGTATCGGTTCCCTGAATTCTTGTCAGCCACGCACACTGAAGACCAACACAGTCTTTTTTTAACAGTGGGCAATATGTGCCGTTATTTAGCTGCACAAATTAGTCCTTGGTGGCGCGAATCACATCGACATACTTGACCGCAAGGTTAATTGCCGAACCGGAGAACGTACCAGAACCGCTGCTAAACGAGAACGGGTGGGTGTGCGATCCGCCGCCGCCTGCGTTGGTGGTATTCAAGGATGGTGGCGGCGAATCAGCATACGCAGAATAAGACGCGCGATTTGGGCTATATGCTTCACCATAACCCATAGGCACGGAATGACTATGGCTCGGAATCTGCGGCGTGGACAAAGTAGTTGCACCAGCAGAACCAGACACGCTGTTGATCGTTACAGAACCCGTTGGAGTCTGGCTCGCAAACGCCGTCGTAAAGTCAACAGAACCACCCGTGCTGGCCGTGCCAGTTACGACACGCAAACCTGAGTTGTTGTAGTTCGATGTGTCCTTAGTCCAGCCAGTCGGCGCAGCAGTCTGCGCGAACAGCATGACGGTGCCGGAATCAAACGCAGCGGCTGCGGCGGAAGACCAGTTAGTTCCATCAGAAGTCAAAACATTACCACTGGTGCCCGGAGCCACAAACTGAACTGCACTCGTTCCGTTACCAATAATCGCTGCATTTGCGGTAAGCGTATTTGCGCCAGTACCGCCAGAAGGAACTCCAAGGGGGGAAGCGAGCGTAAGAGAAGTCAGGTGAGTCAGGGCATCGACTACGTCCGTGCCATTGTTGTAGACCCACATGGTCTTGCCTGCTGGCACTGCGATACCGGTCTGGCCGGATACCTTTACAGTCACAGCAGCGGATCCTGCGTTGTTTACAAGGTACGGCTTTTCAATCGCCGGTACGTTGACAACTCGTGCTACAGATGCGCCCGTAACGTTTAAACGAAGAGCACGTGCATCTTGGCGAGCGTTCGAGTCACTTAGCGAAAGAGTTGCATCCCCACCCGACACGTCTACCGTGGCGGTTTCAACAATGGCTTGCTCAAGAGCAGTACCGAGGTTGACGTTAGTTACGTTGCCCCACGTACCGGAGTTTTCCCCGGTCGCCATGAGCTGAATTTTAATGTTCGAATAAGTAGAAGCCATGTTTTACTCCTAAGCCGCTAGTGTGCCCCAGTTTGGCGACTGGGAAGTATCAATTTCACCCCATACCAGCGGCCCTGCAATTCTGCCCGTACCACTGACACCTAGTATATACACGATTGCGCCACCAACAACTTCTTCTTCGCCAAGAGTTATGGTAGCAGAAACACCCGTGACACTTACATTCGCATCGGCTGTAGACTCGTCGGTTTCTCCGATTTCGCCCGTAGCTTCTACGCCCGTTAAGACTACATTAGCCTTCGCTGATATTTCTTCTTGTCCAAGCGATCCTGTTGCTTCTACGCCGCTAACGGACACATTTGCTGCCGCACGAGCTACTTCAGTTCCTAGCTCCCCAGAACCTTCAACTCCAGTAACTGGGAAATTATTGACAGTACGAGCACCAGTTGCGCCTACTGCGCCAGAACCGGTAACACTTGTTTGTGTGGTATTTGCGTCAGAGGTAGTTGCTACGCTATTTAGGTAAACAACTGTAGCTACGCCGGAAGGCGTTACGCCAGAATCCGCGTTTACACCTGCTCCATCAATCGCGCCAGTACCGGTAACCTTCTCTGCGAAGACATTAGCTTTGGCGTCTACTTCTATAGAGCCAGTTTCACCTGTAGCAGAAACGCCGGAAACCGTAACAGACTGAGTAGTAGTAGCTTGTCCAACAATAGCCTTAGCGCCAAGGCCAGTAACACAGGCGGTCGTGACTTCAAGACTCCAACCAAACTCGCCCCACGCATCTGCGCCCCAGCCATCAGAGTTGTCGATACAGGCAACCTGACCAGAGGCGACGCCATCAGCAACTACACCAGTAGGTGCAACTGAACCAAGGCCGGTAACAGAAACAGACCCAATCGAGCCGGTAGCTGCAACACCATCCTCAATAACGCTACCTCTAGCATCGATCTCGACAGCGCCAATTTCACCAGTTGCCGCCGGAA